ATATCCATAATATCTGCATAGTGACGCTGCAGTCTTCCGGCTCGGTGCATTCGGAAGAACGCAACCGTATTCTCATATGAGCCAAACAGAGGTGGTTTCCCGGTTTGCACCAGGAAACGGGGAAAGTAAACGAACTCTTTGCGATAGATTAGGGACATGTTAATGTCCTGCATCCATGAAGCAAGATGGAAGATTCCCTCACGGAAAGTCTTCCCTGTTTGTTCCATCCGCTTAGAGAGAAGAGTAATCTTCCCTATTGCGGTATCGGAAAAGAGTCCGAGATCCTTTCCCGGATCTGACAAGATCTTCACTTTGGGTATATCGACGAAGGGCAGACGTGACCTTCCCTTGCGGGAAAACCACATCTCTGTCGATTCGTCCTGATCTTGGGGAATTTTAAGAGCGTCTTCTGTGAAGAAGACTATCTTAGATTCGTAAGAATCATCCTCAGATAGAACATACCCTAGTGATTCAAGCCGCTCCCGATAAATTCTGTGTGCTTCTGGAACGTTATCCTCATGACATACAGTAGCGTGGTCGTCACCGACCAATCTACTCAATCTGTCGAATTTCATGCCCGCGAGGGCATACATTCCTGACAGTGTCAAGATGGTTTTCGATCCATGATCACCCATGAAACATCCTCGGTGTGTGTAACCAGTAATGACCTCATTCTCCATTTTCATGGAGAATGGGCGAGAACTAGACAGAAGATCACGAATCACTTCGTGATACCATGTCTTAACAGGCATCACTGCCTGCATATGGTCCACAATACCTTCGATGGCCTCATGGTAGGCTTTATCGGTAGCTTCAGAGAGGTCCGAACAGAATGAACCGCAAGGTTCACCTCGAAACATCCAATCGAGATTGGGGTCGGAGGCTGTTAAGTCCCTCGACATCTGAAATGCATGATCGGTACCGGCTACACCCGTATTAGTCTCACGACTAGTACGGAGAGCTTGATAAGTCAAATGGGCCCATGGACCTAGGATCATGGCGTGGTAAAAGGACGGAACAGTAATGTTCCTGAACTTTTGTCCCACCTCATCGATCCCGGATGTCCTGACCTGGAGAACTGAATTCATATCACTCTTCACTTTCGCAAGTGAATAGTGAAAGAGGAATTCACCCGGCTCCTTATCCGCGAGGATAAGGTTGCAGGTTGTTTCTCCAGTTGATAGGTCAATTTGACGACAGTACCTAACCGTTCTGATCAACTCTCTCGCAAAGGCTGTTTTGCCTCCCCGCTCGCGCGGGTTCTCAAAACAGGCCGATGAACCTAAGGATACGTGAGTATGCCTTATGGTAAAAGAGTTGACCTTTAGGGTCTCATGCAGGTAGGTCTCCAACTCCGTTAATTTTGCTATTTGTGACATATCAAGACTTTGCGGTCTTTCAGTCACTGTGGATAGCCACTTTTGAAGTGATTCCTTTCGGATTTCATCAGTGGGAAACCCAGAGGCGCGAGTTTGTAACAACGTAAGTTGTTTTAACTCCTTCTCAATGTGGTTTTCTGCCTTCTTAAGTATAGGCCCCATCCACGAGCAAGACCTAGGGATAACCAGTTCCTCACCGGTGAAGATTGCCTTGCGGCATTTCTTCACAACACTTTTGAGGAACCTATGGTAATTCCCTTGGTTTAACGAATTGGAGATCAGCGAAGCATTTATCCTATCGAAGACTTCATATGGCTGATTGGGATCCGCAAGGATCACACAGTTCATCCTCATCTCGCAAGAGATGAAAAGTTTTCTCAATTGGCTCCATCCAACATCAGTAGACGCCATCCTGTACAACTCGCGTTGTATTTTAGGTTTGCATCTATCGATCCAGTAGAGTCGATTTAATAGGCTCCTCCTCGCAAGAGGAGGTAAATCCTTCGCATATACCCACCCCTCGCCTTGTAGGCGACCGGGTTTCATCTCAGGGTGACCTGAGAAGATGTGTCGGAGGTAACTCCGACTTAGAGGGCCGAACAGTGTCGGGGCGGACTGAGATACCCGCAAGGGCGTCCAGTCCTTCTCTCCTGATAACTGTCTCTCGACAGCTTCTGCTACCTCATGGTAGGAGGAAGGTTGATCAACATCGTAGGGGTCCCTCCATCCACTCCGCTTAAGAACAGCGGTAAGTGGCGGGAGAGACATCCGTAGAGCGTTA